AAGCAATGACCAAGGTCCGAGAGCCAAGCTCCATCGTCGAGATGGCGGAGTTGTGCCGGAAGGCGCAGTCTCTGGTAAAGAACATGGTAGGAGTGACAGAGGACGACATCGCCACGGCTGCAGACGTGTACAACGCACTGGGGGCGTGCGACTTCTATCAACTTGATAACAGTGTCGCTCGGGCAGTTGACCGGGTGTATGAGCAAACATACGGCGGGAAGACCACTGACGAAGTTATCTTGGACGTGGACTGCCGCTTGCCGTCAGACATCTGCGCGTTCTGGTCTCCCGGCTCCAAGATATCTTTCACGGGAAGGGCAGACAACCTGCCGTTCATGTACCTTGCCTTTGCCGACCCTGATGGATCAGGGAAGAACCTAGTCTTTCTCATATCCCCGTACTTTGGGGCCTTGTTTATGGGATCGTATCAGGTCGGTGTTGAGGATCCCCTTCTTATTTCTGGCCTCACAGCCGGGGAGGACGAAGAGCAACAGCAAGTCCACACCATGAACGTCCTGACCGTCGCAACGATGTGCTCTCTCCTGAACCAGCCTTCGTTCACCAAGCGTGAGCCCGCAGGATCGAGGCAAGAGCGCCGCGCTGCCAAGCGCAGCGGGAGCTACGCCACCGACGCATGGCACAAGATCACGTGGAACATTGGCGAGGAGGTCAAGGCCAAGCTCACCCGCGACGAGCCTGTGCGCTGCATGCCACTGCACTACACCCGTGGGCACTGGCGCAGGGCCGAGGAGGGCTGGAAGAATACCACCCAGCGCAAGGACGGCCTCTGGTATCAGTGGATCGAGGGCTTCTGGTCGGGGCACCCGGCCTTTGGCGTCAAGAAATCATATCACGCACCGAAGATGGGAGACGCAGCATGACCGACCCCAGCCTTGCCCAGTTCCTTGAGGAGCTGGGCCTGCGGCCCAAGCACATCGAAAATACTAAGACAACCCCCCAGTCTAAGGTTTATCCCAAGGCGGAGACCAGTGACTGGTACAAACGCGGAGAGGAGTGCCCATTTTGAAGAAGAACGAGGACAAGGCGGACATATTCGCCAAGGTGATGAGCCGCATGCCAGACTCGCTTACCCCCGAAGAGGTGTCGGCGTTCGTCATGGGGACTGTGCATGCGTATATGGGTGACGACGTCAGTGCAGCATTGAGCACGTTGATCACAAGCACTATCGTATACGCGAAGGCTGTTGGTATCCCGGACGACAGGATTGCACAGGCCCTGATTGGATGTGCCGATCACGTCCTGTCCGAGAACCGAGGTCCGAAGTACACGATCAACTAAGCAAGGGAAGTAACAGTGGAAATCGAATCGATCACACCGATCATCAAGGAGATTTACGTCTCCGACCTGACCCCCTCGAACAGCGCGTTTGCCACAACTGTTAACGGCGAGGCGGTATTTGTTAACACTCGGATCATTGAAGCAATCAAGGTCCAGCCCGGGGACAAGCTCAAGGCCTATGTCATCGCCAACTACTCGGACAAGCGGGACAAAGTTCCGTGGCGCGCGATCCGCTGCGAGGTGATTGGATCCATGTTTGAAGAGGCCCGAGAATCCGTGGTCACGCCGGAAAAGAACATGAGCGAAAAGATCTTGGAGGCACTGGACATACACGGCCCGCTTCGCACCGCAACACTGGGACGTCTGCTGGGATCCAACTCAGGAGACGTCGGGCGCGTGTGCCAAGGTCTGTTCTCCGAAGGAAAGATCGCAATGGCCGACGTGTTCAGCGATCCAACTCAGAAGCGTTCTTCCCACCGCGTCTGGGCTGTGAATCTGAACGACTTTGACGTTGATCCTTTCGAGGACGACGAAGAGTAGACCAGTAGTAAAAGTAAGAGGCGGCGCAATGCCGCCTCCCAAACACGTAGGTCCACGTCAGCCAGAAGCGGCTGTTATCCTGTAGACGCCAAGCCCTCGAGCAGTAGGACTCAGATGTATCACGGTATGATACATCATGAAGGATCCGACTTAGGGCCTTGAGTCTCCACATATGCGTCTCGTGGTTTCGTTGTGCACGACGATGTCCACCAGAAGTGTACGATCATTTCGTAACAACCACGAGATTGATTCCTCGGATCCGATGTACATCGGCGAGGCTATGTCGCAGTAGCTATCACTCGCGATCCTTACGCAGCCACTCAGAGGCAGCGTCAACAAGGCGAGAGTCATCAGCAGAGGTGACTTCATCCTCGACATCCTTTGCAATCTGCATGTTGGAGATGCGCTTCTTGTCGATCTTCCGCTGCGCGCTGTCGATACCGCGCTGTACGCCATTGACGTACACCCCAAACAGCGCCGCCACAAAAGCGACGGCGACCAAAAGGTAAAGCTGGATGCGCGAGAAGAACATCACTTCACCCCATCAGCCCACTTCTTAAGGCGCTCCCGCATGACATACGCAGCCGCGAGAACGACAACCCCCACGAACACCAGCGCAACGATCTGTGCCGTGCCCTCAAGCGCACCGACAGCCGCGATCCCAGCGCCCGCCCCCGACGCCATCTGCACCGCCGAGGCCTGCATCGTGGTGGACTGGGCGACCGAGGTCCGAGGTTCGGGGGCCGGGGTCTTCTCAAGCCAGTTCTTGACTCGGAAGCCAGGGCACGCCTTGTTGGCGTACTCGTTGTGGCCAGACACTTTCGTGATGGGGTGCCGCGCCCTGATCTCAGCAATCAGTTTCCGCAGTGCAGCATCCTGCTGCGGAGTGAAGTGCTCTTCGAACTTGTCGTCGCTGCTCGAACCGTGGCCCCCGAAGAGGGAGACTCCGATTGTGTTCGAATTGTGGCCGGATACATGGGCTCCGACGACGGACTCGTCTCGGCCTTTGACCACGGTTCCATCCCGGTCGATTAGCCAGTGGTAGCCGATGTCTTTCCAGCCGCGCCCGTTGGGTGGAGGAGAGACATGCCAGCTCCGAACCTCGCGGGCTTTCTCCTCGGCGGAGCGGTTAGACCACCACCCGGGCTGGGTGGCGGTGCAATGCACGACGATCTCGTCAATCTTACGCATTTTCTCCGAGCTCCTCATGTGCCTTGCGGATTAGGACCGACAACTGCCGGGCCATGGACCGCTGCTCACGATCTGCGAGCTGGCGCAGTTTGTCGTGGTCGTCGAGCAGCAGACCGACGTTGCGAAACTTGGGATCTTCTTTGGACATGGTAGACCTCATGACTTGTTGTCCGTTTCTACCCTACTTGGTCCCTTCTTGCAACCGCGCGTAGTCTCAAGCCATTTGTTGTAGCCATTTCGAGTGGCCTCCGAACGTTTATCGTGCCCCCGAATGGCGACGACGTTGTCCTTACGCATGGCAGACAGCATGGCCTCGGCAAGGTGTGGCTCGAATCCGCGCTTGACGAGCTGACGGATTGCGTTCTGTCTGGAGTAGAACCCCTTCTTGTAGTCCACGAAAATTTCGATGATGTCGTCGTGGTCTTCTAGCTTGTCAGTCATAGCAACTCCTTCTGCGGTTTAAGGTTGAGCCACTTGCGGGCTTCCTCTCCGAGGACCTTCGCTCCGATCTCGATCTTACCACGAAGCGACTCGACGATCTTCTCATCAATTGTCCCGGCAGAGATCAGATCGATATAGGTGACGTTGTTCTTCTGGCCGATACGATGGGCGCGATCCTCGGATTGGATGCGTGTTTCCAGATTGAAATCGTTCGCGTAATAGATGCACAGGTTTGCTTCTGTGAGCGTCAGACCATAGCCTGCGGTGGCTGGGTTGCCGACGAAGAACCGAAGCGGGTGATCCGGGTTCTGGAAGTTGCGGACAATATCATTGCGAACATCGTCTGGCGTGTCCCCGAAGTAGGCCGCTGAACTACCCTCCCCAAAGGTCTTGTTCAACATCGCCGTGATTTGTTGTATGTCGTACCGGAAGCGGCTCCAGATGATGGCTTTGCCGGAGTGCTCTTCGAGGATCTCAGCCAGCGCCTCCATGCGATTGGACGGGAAGTATACCATCTCCCCGTCGTCTGTCTTCAAGTGTCCGGACAAAACCTGCTGCATGCGAAGGAGCTGCGTGATCACGGCCGGAGCAGTGACGAGCTCACCGCTGTCGAGTTTGGTCATGGCCATGTTGCGAAGCTGCTCGTACATCTTGAACTGCTCATCGGTCAGGCTGACATAGCGTGCAGTGTAGGTTTTCTCTGGAAGATCCAGGCAGTCCTTCTTCAACACCCGGAAGCTGTTCTGGTCGATGCGGTGTGTGAGTTCGTCAAGGTTGCGGTAGCCGACAACCTGCTGGAATGAGTGCGCTCCCATCTTCCTCTGCTGCGTCACAGCGTACCGATTCTGAAACGCGTAGTATGAGTCGTAGCCCAAGATCCGAGGTGCGAGGAACTCGAACTGAGCGTAGGCATCCATGGGAGACTTGGTGATAGGTGATCCAGTGAGGATGCGGCGGTAGAAGAAGCCCGCCGCGATCTTCATCAGCGCCTTGGTTCTCTTGGCCTTGTGGTTCTTGATGGTGGTGGATTCGTCGATGGCAATCATTCCTTTGGCACCGAAGTTCTTAGCCATCCACTCTCCTGCACTACGGCCCTTCAGTGTGGAGAACGCCTCGACGTTCATTACGAATACGGTAAGACCATTGTACGGCTTTTGTACGGATCTGACCTCGTCTTGCTGCTTCTTCGTGCCGCCAGACACCCACCGGATGACCCGATACTTGACCTGGTCTGACATGTGCTCCGGGATTTCCTTCGACACCCAGTTACGATACACGCCCTTGGGCGCAATGATCAGCGCGAAGTTTACCTTGCCTCCGAGGTGTAACCCGGCAAGGTTGTCGATCAGAACCTTAGACTTCCCGGTCCCCATTTCCATGAGGTATCCGTAGGATGAACGCCACATACCCTTCGTGAGGGCATCGACCTGGTGTTGGTATGGTTTAGTTTTAACAAACTCTATTGACATGCTCTTCTCCTTCTCATACGGTTTGGCTCATGGTTAGCAAACAAGCTGGCCACAAGCAACCCTGAAGAGGAAAAACTTATGACCGATATCTTTGATGACATTTTCGACGAGGCCGGTGCGCTCGGGAATGTGGATACCGCAACCGGCAAGACTCTCAGCGATCTGGTTCGAAAGCTCCGCACGGTGGAGCGGGAGATCGAGAGCGCCGAGGAGTACCTCAAGACTCTGAAGCAGGAGAAGCACAAGCTCTCCGTTGAGAACATCCCAGCACTCATGGATGAGATGGGTGTCGACCGCATCGACGTCGATGGCGTTACCGTAAACCGTAAGCTCATGGTTCACGCCTCGATCCCCTCGGACCGAAAGGACGAGGCCTTCTCTTGGCTCCGCTCCAATGGTCTGGACGACATCATCAAGAACGATGTGACCGTGTCCTTCGGTAAAGGGCAAGACAACATTGCAGGCGATCTGATTGGTCGGCTGCGCGAACAGGGGTATGACGCAGACCAGAAGACCTACGTCCACCCATCCACACTGAAGGCCTTTGTTAAGGAACGCTTCGAGAGTGGTAAGCCCATCGACCTCGACATGTTCGGGGCCTTCATCGCAAACGCTGCAGAGATCCGGAGGAAGTGATGCGACACAAGCTTGGACTGGAAGACGATGACGACTACGAAAACTTCGAGCAGCATTGCGAGGATCAGATGATCGAACAGCAGATCGAAGACGACTGGATCGAACAAGACATGAAGCGCCAAGACGCTGAGATTAAAAGGAACGCAAAATGAGCACTGCCGTTACGAAAGCCAAGGAGACTGCTGTCTCTACCGACGTCATGGACGACATCTTCGAGTTCGCTGGTGAGGGCGCGTCCTTCTCCAGCTCTGAGATGCAGATCCCCTTTGTTCGTCTGCTGCAGGCGTTGAGCCCACAGCTGAACAAGAAGAAGGCCGAGTACATTGAGGGGGCCGCGTCCGGTGACGCGTTCAACAACGTGACCAACCAGTACTGGGATGGCGAGAAGGGCATCAAGGTGATCCCCTGCCTTACCACCATCAAGTACTTGGAGTTTGTGCCGCGCGATTTGGGCGGCGGGTTCAAGGGAGAGATCCCTCCGAACAGCTCGGTCCTTCAGAAGACCACCCGCTCCGGGTCGAAAGAGATCCTGCCCAACGGCAACGAGCTGGTCAAATCGGCGCAGTACTTCTGCTTCATCGTGGAAGACGACGGCAACTTCCAGCCTGTCGTGATCGACATGAAGTCCACGCAGCTCAAGGTGTCCAAGCGCTGGAACAGCCAGATCTCCATGCAGAAGATGAAGAACCCCAAGACGGGGATGCTGGTCCAGCTTCCGATATTTGCAACCATGTGGCGCTTGTACTCTGTGGAGGAGTCCAATGACCAAGGTTCGTGGAACAACTGGAACGTCGAGCGCATCGGGCTTGTAGAGGATCAGTCGCTGCGCCTCGAGGCAAAGGCCTTCCGTGATAGCATCATGGCAGGTGAGGTGAAGGCTGCTCCGGAAGACGACGGGATGGGCTCGACCACTCAGTCGAACTCGGATGACGAAATCCCGTTCTAAGCAGCTTGGGAGGGCGGCTTCGTGCCGCCCTTTTTCCACACCCGTAGGAGCAGATAATGACATTGGCCGAAAGATTGCTGGCTGCGTACGTTGGATCGGACGCGGCGTACGGCGAGACAACGGTTGGTAGGATCGGACGCAAGGGCAAGGCAGAGGCGAGGAGCTTTGTTCGTAGGGGCAAGGTCACCGAAGAGATGGCCCAAGCCCACATTGACGGTGTGCAAGGCATCGGTGCCATCCCTATCAACTCTGATAACAAGTGCCGCTTTGGGGCACTGGACATCGACGTCTACGACCTAGACCACAAAGGTCTCCAGAAGAAAATCAAGAAGCTCAAGCTTCCGCTGTTTCACTGCCGCACAAAGTCCGGCGGTGCACACCTCTATCTGTTTTTGTCGGACTGGTATCCGGCATCGATGATCCGGGAGTATCTGGGCGAGATGTCCGTGGCCCTCGGGTTCTCCGGCTGCGAGATCTTCCCGAAGCAAGACACAATATTAGTTGAGCGAGGAGATCTCGGCAACTTTATTAACATGCCGTACTTCGACGCGGAGCAAACGACACGATACTGCTTTGACGAGAACGGGGAAGCCTTGGAGCTGGAGGAGTTCTTGGATCGGGTCGAGAACGGCCGCGTGTCGCAGGTTGATCTCGAGGCCCTGGATCTTGCGGGGTCGAAGGAGCACTTTACTGACGGGCCGCCATGCCTGCGCATCCTCGTGGCAACGGGCAGCGTTGGAGACATGCGGAACAACACACTCCTGCAGATGGGGGTGTACGCTAAGCTGAAGAACCCGGACAGCTGGGAGAAGGTTGTCGAAGAGTACAACCGTAAGTTTATGCTGCCAAACCTTGAGGCGAAAGAGGTTCTCACAATCATCCGCCAGTTGCAGAAGAAGGATTACTTCTACACCTGCAACATCGAGCCGTTCTGTTCCGTGTGTGACAAAGATCTCTGTCGCACCAAGAGATATGGCGTCGGCGGTGACAGTGAGAGCAAGGCCCAAGTGGGTGGCCTGACGGTGATCCTCTCACAGCCACGTTACTACTTCATGGACGTGAACGGGAAGCGCGTCGAACTGACGGCCGATGAGCTGCACAATCAGTCGCTGTGGCAAAAGGCCTGTCTGACCCAGATCAATTTTGTCCCATCGAAGATGAAGGAGCAGGACTGGACCGGCATGCTCAACGGCCTCCTGAAGCAGGCGACATACATCGAGGTCTCTCGTGAGCTGACGCTGGAAGGTAGGTTCGAGGACCTACTGAAGTCGTTCTGCAACGGCAGCGCACAGGCTTACGATCCTGCGGAGATGGAGACGGGCAAGCCCTACCACGAGAGTGGGGTGGTGAAGTTCAAGATCGACGGTCTCGTCACCTTCTTGAAGAACCGCCAGCACCCGTGGGCAGACAACAGGGCCAAGATCCAAGAGGAGGTGAAGCGCCTCAACGGAAACAACGAATTCCAAGGACGTCAACGGTACAAGAAGTCGGACGGGTCGTGGGGCACGCTGCGTGTGTGGTGGGTTCCGGAGTTCGAAGAGGAAGACATCGAGCTTCCCATTCAGGAGATAGATACAAATGTTCCCTTCTAACAGGCTTGTCACAGTAAAAGAGGTGGCGGATGTCTTGGGTGTCACCACGGCTGCCGTCTACAAGTGGATCAAAGAAGCATCGATGCCCGCCCCTATGAGGATTGGTGGCCCGAGAGGGATCCTTCGCTGGTCCCCCAGCACGATCAACGAGTGGTTGGAGGCTAGATCAAATGATTTCTAACAGCACACAGATCTTCGGGCCCCCGGGGTGCGGCAAGACAGAGTATTTGATGCGGCAGATCGAGAAGGCTATCGAAGCCGGGGTACCTCCGGAGTCCATCGCCTTTGTGTCCTTCTCTCGGAAGGCCATCGAGGAAGCAAGGGACCGCGCGATGAAGCGGTTCAATCTGTCCACCAAGCAGCTTGTAAACTTCCGCACCCTGCACTCGACAGGCTTCGTCGGCCTCGGTCTTCGGCACGAGGACGTGATGTCGTCCGTTGACTACAATGAGCTGGGCAAGATGCTCGGTGAGCAGTTCAACGTCTACGTCGCTCCGGAGGATGGGGTCCTCATCCCGCAGGATCTGAAGAGCGGCAGCAAGTATCTGCGCATCATCGACAGGTCGCGCTATCGGATGGTGTCTCTTGATGAGGAGTGGAGAGAACACGAGACATTCGACGTCAGCCTCTTCAAATGCAAGCAGGTCTACGAGCAGCTGCTCGAGTACAAGACCAAGATGAGTAAGTTCGACTACGTCGATATGATCTCCATGTATCCCTCGGTGGCTGAGGCCCCGCGACTGGTTTTGCTGATCGTCGACGAGGCCCAAGACCTTACGCCCCTGCAGTGGCTCATGGTTCAGTTCATGGCGCAGAGCGCCGACGAGGTGCTGATCGCAGGCGACGACGACCAAGCCATCCACCGCTGGACAGGGGTGGACGTCAAGCAGTTCATCGCCATGTCCCCAAAGCAGATCGTCCTAAACCAATCCTACCGCCTGCCCCGCAAGATCTTCGGGGTGGCGCAGCGCATAGTTTCAAGGATCAAGGACCGAGTTCCGAAGGAGTACGCACCGACGGACGAAGAGGGCGTGGTGAAGTGGCACTACGACTTTTACAGCATCGATATGAAGAAAGGTTCGTGGACCGTGATGGCCCGGACAAACTACTTGGCGGAGAAGATTGCAGCGTCTCTCTACCGTGACGGGTATTACTATTCCATCAAAGGTCGCACTCCGATCTCAGTCGAACAGGCACGTGCGATCAGGACTTGGCGTGATCTGAAAGATGGCAAAGGTGTGGAACTCGGGAGGATCATCGAGTTCTACGAGACGGTTCCCAAGCAGGGCGACAAGGCTGTGGTAAAGCGTGGCGCGCGCAAGCTTTTGGATGCAGCCGATCCCAGCTCCACGCTGACGCTGGCGGATTTGATCCGTGAGTTTGGGTTCATCTCCAAGTCGGACCTGCTTGACGAGGATCCTCGGGATGCCTTCGACATACTAGGATTTGGTAGTGAGATGCGGTCGTACCTGATCCACTTGGAGAACAGCGGGGAGGACATTACCAAGCCGCCGCGGATCAAGGTGTCGACGATCCATGCCATGAAGGGTGGTGAGGATGACAATTGCGTCGTATTCTGCGCGACGTCGGCGGCAGCTACGAACACGAGATTCCCGGATGACGAGCACCGCATCTTCTATGTGGCGGTGACCAGAGCCCGGAAAGAACTCCACATCATCGAAAGCTTCGAGAAGCACAGGTACCAGATATGACACGCGACGAGATCATCGACACCGCAAAGGAACTCATCTCCGGGCAGCGCGCCAAGGATTACGGGGATGCCAAGAACAACTTTGATCGTATCGCCGAGGGGTGGAACATCATCGTCCGTGAGGCCATGAAAGCAAACTCCCCCATCACAGCCAAGCATGTCGCCCTGATGATGGACTGGGTAAAGACCTGCCGCCTGCTGGAGACGATAGACCACCAAGACAGCTGGGTGGATAAGGTGGGATATTCCGCACTGGGCGGAAGCTTCGAGAAGGACTGACGGATGGCGAGAGATCGTAAAGACAAGAGCACCATCGCCTTCTTTGAGCGGATGGATCTTGGTGAGAAGCTCGAGCCCGATTGGAACATCCCTTCCGGCTATCCGGACCTGACGCCCTACCCACAGATCGCTATCGACCTCGAGACCTGTGACCCCAACCTGACCACACTGGGTCCGGGCTGGGCCCGCAACGACGGGTTCATCGTAGGCATCGCTATCGCAGCCGGGGACCAAGCTTGGTACTTCCCCATCCGCCACGAGAACGGACACAACCTCGATCCGAAGATGACGATGCGGTGGTTGAAGAAGCAGATGGCAACGCCGCACATCGACAAGATCATGCACAACGCCACCTACGATCTGGGCTGGCTGTTGGCGGAAGGGGTCGAGGTCCAAGGTCGGGTGATCGACACCATGATCACCGGAGCTATCGTTGACGAGAACCGATTTTCGTACAGCCTGAACAACTTGGGCAAAGACTACATCGACATGCGGAAGGACGAGAAGATGCTGCGGGCTGCAGCAAAGGACTGGGGCATCGATCCGAAGGCTGATATGTGGCGGCTGCCTGCGTCCTACGTTGGGGCCTACGCTGAGCAGGACGCCTTCATGACGATGAAGCTGTGGGACAGGCTGAAGACGGAGATCTCCAGCCAAGACCTAACGCACATCTTCAACCTCGAGACGTCGCTCATCCCGCTCATGGTCAAGATGCGGCAGAACGGAGTGCGTGTAGACCTGGACAAGGCGGACATTGCACGGGCAGGTCTAAGGGCCAAGGTGCAAGAGCTGAAGTCCTACATCAAACATCGTACAGGCGTGGACCTCGAACCTTGGGCGGCTGCTTCGGTACAACAGGTCTTCGACGCACTGAACCTGCAGTACCCCAAGACCGAGGCTGGTGCTCCGTCGTTCACGAAGCAGTACCTCAATGCCCACCCGCACGAGGTGTGCCAAGCCATTGTGAGACTCAGGGAATTTGACAAGGCTGACAGTACGTTCATCGACAGCATCCTGCGGCACGAGCACAAGGGTAGAATCCACACGGAATTCCACCAGCTCCGCAGCGATGATGGCGGGACGGTGACCGGCCGCTTCTCCTCCTCGAACCCCAACCTCCAGCAGATCCCGGCACGTGACCCGGACATCAAGAAGCTAATCCGGGGGTTGTTCATTCCAGAGGAGGGCCAGAAGTGGGGGTCGTTTGACTACTCTTCGCAGGAGCCCCGGCTGCTGGTGCACTTCGCTGCGTCCATGCCCGACAGCATGCGCAGTCCGGTCGTCGACACCATCGTCGAGGAGTACCACAAGGGAGACGTTGACCTGCACCAGATGGTGGCCGACATCGCAGGCATCACTCGGAAGCAGGCCAAAGTAGTTAATTTGGGTATTATGTACGGGATGGGTGTCGGAAAGCTGGCTGCTCAGCTGGGTGTGTCAGACGAAGAGGCCAAAAATATCATCGAGGAGCACCGCACAAAGGTTCCCTTCGTGAAGCAGTTGGCCGAAGTGGCAAGCAAGCAGGCGGAGAAGAACGGACAGATCCGCACGGTCCTCGGTCGGCTGTGCCGCTTCCACCTGTGGGAGCCAACATCCTTTGGATACAACCAGCCTCTTCCGTTAGAGGAGGCGAAGGAAAAGTATGGTGGCGTAAACCGCCTGAGAAGAGCCTTTACTTACAAGGCCTTGAACAAACTGATCCAAGGGTCGGCTGCTGACCAAACCAAGAAAGCGATGGCTGATTGCTTTGCGGCTGGAATGGTTCCTTTGCTGACGGTGCATGATGAGTTATGCTTCTCAGTAGAGGGGACAGAACAGGCCGCTCGGATTAAGGAGATCATGGAGACCGGCCTCCCGTTGAAAATCCCCTCTAAGGTGGATGATGACATCCCCGCACTTCGCGGGTTGCCAAACAACTGGGGAGAAGTCGAATGACCTTCGATGACAACGTCAAAGCGCTAGGGTTCAAGGACATGCACGAGTCTCAGATCGAGGCTCTCCTTCGCATGATCGACATGTTCCTGAGCACGGCCGAAGTGACCGGAGATCAGGAGATCTTCGAAGAAGCCCTGGAGATGGCCAACGACCTTGTCATCCTATTCGGAGGAAACGGAGTCTCCGTAGAATATGTCGCCTACTACTGATTGGAGAGACGCTGTGCGATCTCAGCATTACGAGCTTGAGAAATCGGATCAGACCCCAACAATGCAGGAGACGGAGGTGCACTTCTGGTCAGTACGCGCGGAGGCTGTGGGGCCGCGGGTGCTGGCCCTGTCTCGATTACCGGGGCGGCAGGAGCCGCCCCTTGTACATTCGGAGCAGGAACAGAAGGCGCAACTTCGAACGGCTGGTTCGGATCAAAGACAGGACCAGTCGCGGGCTGCTTGAAATCCTGAGGGATCAGGTCCTGACGGTTCAGACTACGCTCGAGCTGTCTTAGTTCCCGGACCGGGAGACGCTGGATCACACGTTCTTGGGTACGGCCTTCGCGGAGAACGGCCTGAACGCGGTCGTCTGAGATCCCCAGAGGGTCAAACTTTCCACGCATAATGGCACTGATCTCTTTGCTGCCCAGCTGTGCGACGTCAATCAACTGCTGCCTGATCTCGCGGTCGCTCATGCCAAGACGGCGCGCGGTCTCAACGAGGTCATAGAGCTGGGCTTGTCCCCGCATAAGCTGGGCGTTGGCACGTTCGTAGGCTTTCATCACATCTTCTGCGGTGCTGTCGTTTGCGTTGGCCACCTGGCTAAACACAGACGTAGCATCGCGACGGGCTTGGTTGTACTCGAACCCTTTGTAGCTGAATGTCTCCGGCAGGCGAGCCTGCATGGGGCGAAGACCGGTGACAAGGGCCGCACCCTCTTCGTAGATGTCATACGGCTGCCCGGTTGCGCTGGGCGTACCCGTAACGGCGCGAGTGACGCGACCCGGAACAACTTTACCGAGCTTTTCTTGCAGGAACAGTTCAGCCGCACCCGGGATGTAGGCCCCGGCCACGTGCGTAAACCCCCGCGAGACCTTCTCCCCAAACGGGGTGTTCTCCGTGAAGACCTGCGACCCGGTCGGAGTACGTCCGCCCCGCAGCGTCACGTTTGCCAAGCGCTCGCCGACAAGGCTTTCACTGGCGAACGGCTCAAAGAGTTTGCCCAACCCAGCGAAGGCCGCGGAGCGCAGCTGCTCCACCTCGTTCGACCCAACCTCCCCCTTTTCGCTGTATAGCTGCAGCGCAGCACGAGCTGGAGCAAGAGCGAAGTCATATGGCATCATGTAGCTGAGATCGATGTACTCGACGTTCGGATCCCCTGCCGGGGTCAGAGGAACAAGTTGGTGCCCTTTCATATACTCGGGAGCCATCTTGTTCAGGTCGTCAATCGTAGGCTTGCCTTCCTCGTCCCAACCAAGGGTTTTTGCGGCTGCCGCTTGGACACCTGCAGGCACAGCCACAGCAGAGGCCATGTACCCAGACAGGCGCTGCGCACCGATAGCCCGGATCTGGCGTTCCAGTTTGCGGGCAGCGTCTTGGCCAATCCGTGCGACAAGATCATCTCCTGCCCGGAAGCTCATCTCCCGCAGGCCTTGGTCCAAGATGTTGGTCGTGTTGCGGATAACTTCGGCCGGGAAGGCCACGAAGTTACCAACCACCGGCACACGGCGTACCATCTTCACCGCCTCCGGCACCCGGTTATAGGTGGGCTGGGTGTTCTTGACGATATCTCCGGCCAGAGTGTCGAGATACCCAGCCGTCCCAGTAAGCTCCGAGGTCCGAGTACCGAGGCCCGACCGCACAAGCGCATCGCCGATCTGATCGATGGCATCCGGTGCAAGGCCCGCGCGCCGGAAAGCATTGGCGTACTTGGCCCGTTCTGCGTTCCAGTTCACCAGCTTCCAGAAGGTGTCGGAGTTGGCGTAGAGCTTTTCCAGCGAGTTGGCGAGAGGGATGCGGTCCTTGAGCCACGTTACTTTGTCCTGAACTTTACCGGAGAACCCGAGGTTTGAACCCTCTTTGAGAAGGTTCCGGAATTCTTGGACGGTGATGTTCTGGTCACGGAGGCCGAGGTTGCCTGTCAACTCAAACAGACGACGGAACTCATCGTCAGCAAGGTTCGCAGCTTTACCGGCGGTCAGACGGAACGAGTCCCCAAATGGCATCCCCCGCATCATGTTGCCATTGGCCATGGTAAGGAAGGTACCGGAGATAAAGTTCCGGATCTGTGTCAGGGGGCTGTACACCGTCTTGGCGGCTTGGGCTGCACCCTTTGCCTGCAGCGCCAGAGCGAGGGCCTCGTTCAAGAATCCCTGCGTCATTTGCTGCGGAGTGGTCAACGCTGCAAAGATTTCGGGGGCAACGTATGCCCCGGTCATCTGCCCATAAGATCCACCAAACACCGTGTCAGAGCGCGGCTCGCCAAGCTTCACGTAGCCGCGGGATTCTGCCAGCTCCTTGCCAAGGGCTTCTGCATCCGGCCCGTACACCACAAGGGGGATCGCCCGACCTTGGCTTTGGTTGATCATCTGGAGGGCTTCTGCCCCGGTTTTGCCGTACTGCTTCAGGGTCTGGTCATAGAGCTTATTGCCCGCAACGACGCGGGACATGTCCTCCACGGTGCGAAGGTACGCTTGCCTCGGATCTTTGATCTCGCCAAGCAGTTCGCGCAACGAGGGTGACTTGGTAAGAAGCTTGCTGCGCTCCTGCAAAAGACCTTCAGCAATCGAATACAGGGGCTTTCCGCCAAATTGACGCGCACCTTCCTTGGCCTTCGTGCTGCGCAGTGCCAAAATGGCATCGTCGCTAAGACCGGTGTTGATGGCGTCGAGACCAATCAGGCGCTTCACCTCCTGCTCAGCATCCGCCCGCACGACATCAGCCGGACGAACCTGCATCAGGTCGCCCTTGCGAACACGAGCACGGTCCATGCTTTCGAAGACTGTTTGGACTTCGTCCACGGCACGCTTGAACGTAGGGGTACTGGTGACCCCAGCGTCCACGGTCCAAGTTTCGGGGCTCTCGAACTTCTGGTACAGGCGACGAATATAACCGCCCATGTTGTTCTCGAAGGTGCTGAGGATCTGCTGTTTCATGGCAGGCTCGAGGCTGCTGTTCGCAACAGAGTCTGCAATCTGCGTGGACATGCGGGTGATCTGATCTCGCATTTGCGCAGCC